CTGGCAAATGCTGAGGCGATTACTCTATCGGGACAGGTAAGCATCCGATGGATTGAAAACAAAATGAATGCTTACCTTAATAAATTACTGAAGACTGATGATTTTGATTACGTTATTGCTTCTGATACTGATTCCATCTATCTCAATTTGGGTCCTCTGGTTGAAACTGTATTCGCGAAGCGAGAGAAAAGCAGTGCGAGCATTGTTGGGTTCCTTGACAAGGTGTGTGAAGTGGAATTTGAAAAGTATATTCAGAATTCTTATGAAGCGTTGGCAACCTATGTAAATGCCTACGAGCAGAAGATGTTCATGAAGCGTGAGACCATCGCTAACAAGGGCATCTGGACTGCTAAGAAGAGGTATATCCTCAATGCTTGGGACATCGAAGGTGTTCGTTTTGAGAAACCCAAACTCAAGATGATGGGCATTGAGGCAGTCAAGTCTTCCACCCCTGGTGCATGTCGCACCAAGATTAAGGAAGCACTGGAGATCATGATGAGTGGCACGGAAGATGATCTACAGAAGTTCGTCTCAAACTTCCGTCAACAGTTTGAGAAGATGCCACTAGAGGACATTGCATTCCCTCGTGGATGTAATAACATTGCCAAGAATAGTTCACCACACTCAATCTATGGCAAGTCCTGTCCTATTCATGTACGTGGAGCACTGCTCTACAATCACTACGTGAAGAAGCACAAGTTGACGCACAAGTTCCCACTGATTCAAGAGGGTGAGAAGATCAAGTTCTTGTATCTACGCAAACCAAACCGTATTAATGAGAACGTTATCTCTTTCTTCCAAACTCTTCCGCAGGAGTTTGGACTTGACAAACAGGTGGATTACGAACTACAATTTCAAAAGAGTTTCCTCGACCCACTCAAGGCAATCCTTGATACGATGGGTTGGCACCACGAACCGCAAGCAACCTTGGAGTTTTTATTCGGATGACATCATCTTTTTTCGCAGATATTGTACAGGAGTTAGACAATGACTACGCTGGTGTGGTCAGTGATGGCGTTGCTGCAGGCGACGTTAATCGTTTTATCGACACTGGCAGTCATATCTTTAACGCCTTACTTAGTGGTTCTATTTTTGGAGGTCTTCCCGCTAATAAAATCACAGCCCTGGCAGGAGAATCAAGCACTGGAAAGACTTTTTTTGCTCTTAGCATCGTTCGTTCTTTCCTTGATAGCAATCCTGACGCTGGAGTCTTTTATTTTGAAAGTGAGTCCGCCATTTCTAAATCTATGATTGAGGAGAGGAACATCGACTCTAGTCGTATGTACCTCGTACCTGTTGTGACTGTGCAAGAGTTTAGAACCCAAGCACTGAAAGTCCTAGACAGGTATCTCTCACAACCAGAGGCAGATCGCAAACCTATGATGTTTGTGTTGGACTCTCTGGGTATGTTGTCTACCACTAAGGAGATTGAGGACTCCGAGGCAGGCAAAGAGACCCGTGACATGACCCGTGCACAGGTGGTCAAGTCTATCTTCCGTGTGCTTACCCTTAAACTGGGTAAAGCAAACGTTCCTCTGCTAGTCACCAACCATACATATGATGTGGTGGGTGCATACGTGCCTACTAAAGAGATGGGTGGTGGTAGTGGACTTAAGTACGCTGCTTCTAACATCATCTTCCTGTCTAAATCCAAAGAGAAAGATGGCAAGGAAGTCATTGGTAACCTTATCAAATGTAGAGCACAAAAATCTCGATTAACTAAGGAGAATTCTCTTGTTACAACACGTCTTTACTACGACGAACGTGGACTGGACAGGTATTATGGATTACTGGAACTGGGTGAGAAGCATGGAATCATCCCAAGGAAGGGGAATCGCGTTGTATTTGGTGAATCTTCCGCTTTTCCTTCTGTGGTTCTTGCCTCTCCTGAGAAGTATTTCACAGAAGAAATAATGGCACAACTGGAAGAAGCAGCACGTAAGGAGTTTGGATATGGATCTTAAGGATTACATCAAAGTCTATGATGATGTCCTTGATCCTAACGTCTGTCGCAATGCAATCAAACTTGCAACTGAGACAGAAGCAGAACGGTGGGACCAAGATGGTCGTCCATCGTTCAACATGATCAACATCACTCTAGAAGCAGAGAAGCATAAGAAACAGGAGTGGATGAAGATCCACAATGAACTGATCTTGGCAATCAAGTATGCATCAGAGAGATACATGCTTGAACTAGATCTACGTGAGAGGTTCCCTCCCAGGAATACTATCGAACAGATCCGTCTCAAGCACTATGCTGCTAATGGTATTGACAGATTTGACAATCATGTAGATATAGGCGATCATGATAGTGCTCGTCGCTTCCTTGTCCTCTTCTTCTATCTGAATGATGTGGAAGAAGGAGGAGAAACAACCTTCACACACTTGGATTACTCAGTAAAACCAAAGCAAGGTAGTTGTTTATTGTTCCCACCGACATGGATGTACCCCCATGCTGGTGAGAAACCAGTCAGTAATGACAAGTATATTGTCGGTACCTATCTCCATTACGTTAATGCAAATTGATACGATTGTCCTCAGTAAACTCATACTTGATGAGGAATACTGTAGAAAGGTATTGCCTTTCATCAAACAAGAATATTTTGAAGACTACACATTAAAAGTTATTTTCGACGAAATCTCTACTTACGTTGATAAATATGAGGGTTTGCCAGAGGCAACTGCGATTGCAATCGGCATTGACAAACGTCAAGATGTAAACGAATCAACCTACAAAGAAATCATTTCTTTCCTGGGTAACCTGGACAAGGATCAATACAACAAAGAATGGTTGTATGATACTACAGAGAAATGGTGTAAAGAACGTGCGATCTATCTCGCTCTCATGGAGAGTATCAAGATTGCAGATGGACAAGACAAGACACGCTCTAAGGATGCTATCCCTTCTATCATGTCGGAAGCACTTGGAGTTTGTTTTGATGATCATGTTGGACACGACTACTTACTGGACTCGAACGACAGGTATGACTACTATCACAGAAAGGAAGAAAAGATTCCCTTCGATCTCGAATATTTCAACAAGATCACAAAAGGTGGTCTCTCTAATAAAACTCTCAACATCGCTCTTGCTGGTACGGGCGTCGGGAAGTCTTTATTCATGTGCCATGTCGCTGGTGCCTGCCTCTTGCAAGGGCTCAACGTTCTCTACATTACATGTGAAATGGCAGAGGAGAAGATTGCTGAACGAATTGACGCAAATCTCCTCGACACAAACATCCAAACACTGAGTGATCCTCTGTTCTCAAGACAGAAGTATCAGAACAAGATCGATGTACTTAATCAGAAGACACAGGGTAAACTTATCATCAAGGAATACCCAACTGCATCGGCAAATGCTAACCACTTCAAGTCATTGTTGAATGAGTTATCATTGAAGAAGGGATTCAAACCCCACATTATCTTTGTAGATTACCTGAACATTTGTGCATCCTCTCGTTACAAGGGGAACATCGTTAACTCGTACACCTATGTTAAATCAATCGCTGAAGAACTCCGTGGTCTTGCTGGTGAGTTCAACGTGCCTATCGTTAGTGCTACTCAAACTACAAGATCTGGTTACGGGAACTCTGATGTTGAGTTGACTGATACCAGTGAGTCCTTCGGTCTTCCTGCAACTGCTGACATCATGTTCGCTCTTATCTCAACAGAAGAGATGGAGAACTTGAATCAGATCATGGTTAAGCAGTTGAAGAATAGATATAACGACCCCACTATGAACAAACGTTTTGTCCTAGGCATTGACAGAGCGAAGATGAGGTTGTATGATTGTGATCAAGCACAACAAAATATTGTTGACTCTGGTCAAGAAGTTGTGGACATGCCTATCAAGAAATCTTTCGCTGAACTAAAAGTATGAACAGTAATTTTACTAATGATGCCAACTCTAATGATGAAATGGCGAAGAAGGCAGAACAGTTCTCGTCTAAGACGCAGGACAAAGTTGAAAACATGGCAGCGGATGCACAAGACATTCGCGATGCTACTTACGAGAGTGCAGATGACGTTGCTAACGACGACCGAGTTAAAGACGCATATAAAACTAAGGAACGGATCAAGGAGAAGACGGCAGAAAAGCGTAAGAAGAAAAAGATCGAGAAGTTTGAAGTGGATCTTGACAAGTACATGGAGTTTGTTGATCAAACAACTTCACGTCATTCACAAACGACTGCTGATTACAAGGAACGTATTGAAGAGTTGGTTGCTGCTGGTTGCAATCTTGCCCGACTTGATACTGCTGCAAGTGGTCTTGTTGCGGAGGCAGGTGAGTTTATGGAGATCGTAAAGAAGATCAAGTTCCAAGGAAAACCCTGGGATGAAGCGAACAAAGAACACCTTCAGAAAGAACTGGGTGACATCATGTGGTATGTTGCTCAGGCAGCGATGGCATTGAACGTCCGTCTTGATGATGTGATCTATCTGAACACCATCAAACTTGCTGCTCGTTATCCGACTGGTGAGTTTACAGTTGAGCATTCTGAACATCGCAAGGCAGGTGATATTTAAGATTTGGAAATACGCCTTAGGGAGTTATTCAGATGATAAGACTGAACCCTATGACAACTACATTACTGCAGTTCGCAGTATCATTTTTGTCAGTTATCTTGTCACCAACTGTTTTATTATTAGTGGAGTAATCCGTCACTGGAACTCCGCTACCCCTGATCAATGCCAAGATCGTTCTCAAATGCCGACTCGAAGTACAAGGACAGGATATTCACCCGTTCTGGAAAGAGGAGGTTAAGTAAAGGTTTGTTATTAGTTCTTGAATTAAGTGATGCTATGGAACACCTTGGATGGGACCTGAGTAAGGTTGAGTATGAGGTAGTTACACATCATGATGTCCCTGATAAAGATGATGGTTACATTGTTATCCGTAAGACAAACCCCGATACTTGGTACGTTAACAACAAGGATGTAAAAAATGACTGAAGACACACTGCTTTCATCACGACAATCTACTGCTCTGATGAAAAAGATTCATGATGAAATTAAAGACACCATCGCAAAACTCGGATGGGATTCATACGATGATGTGGTTGTAGAGGTAGGTGGAGCATCCGTTTATATGATTGATGGTGCTGGCACTAAGTGGGCACCTAAGAAAGGTACAGTTAAGTATAACAAAGATGCCTTCATCGTTATTAAAAATAAATCAAGGGGTTGACAACCCCCTTTTTTTATGTCATTATATATTTGTTGCCTGATCAGCAACAAGGGAGTGACCGAATAACTCTGTTGGAATTTGGCGGAGTAAAGTGATGACTTAGAGGTGGTGCTCGCTGCTGGGAACAGTAGAACCCCGACCAAGGGAAGTCATACAGTGTGACCCAAAATTTCGCTTAAGCGATTCCTCACACTTGTTGGTATGAAGTAGTCCAACCTCCCACCCTACAATAAAGCAATAAATAGGAGGGTAATCCCCTCCTTTTTTAATGGCAAGAAGTATCAAAGAGGCGTGGGCTGACTATAAACGTCACTATGCAACAGGGTTTGAGGTCAATGCAAAGAAAGACATCCCTGTGTATGATGGGTATAAGAGCACACGTAAAATAGCAACAATAAAAAAGGGGACTCCAGTACATGTCAAACCCCTGACGGGGGAGAACTATGTCACTAAGATTGAGGTTACTTTTGATAGTGATAAGCATGGATGGATCACCACAACTGCTCTAGGAAAACCAAATGCCTCACCATCAGGTAAAAAGAAAAAGTCATGTCCGATGAAACCTCAGGACTTTGATGGGATTGCTGGTGTCAAACTAGGATTTCAGGCATACTATCGGAAAGTTCTCTCGTCAATTCAGAAACGTGACGACATGCCTATGGTTCTCAAGAACTATCTGACTGAGTTGACTGAGTATTGTATGCACCATGGTCCTGCAGAAAGACGTGAGTTGACTGAGGCATACGCAGAACTTACTAAGTCTGAGTACATCACATGTATGAAGGACATAGAGAAAGACTTCTCCGAAATCACTGCACCTCTGTGTGTATTGGAACGTGGTAGTAGTGAACTGGTAAAACTAGGATTCCCTGAACTGAACAAGACAACTGGGTCTGTATTCATTCCTACTGAGGGTAACTATGCTCTGGTAGATTTCATGCTCTATGATCAGGACGATAGAGAGTATCAGTTTTCAGTTAAGAAAATTAGTAAGACCACAAACGTAGTTAAACCTCAGGACATCATTGACCTGTTGGATAAGTCTGCTAACGCCAAGTGGGTCAAAGAATATAAACGTACCTTTGAATTCAAACTACTAAAAGTATTAGGAGACAACGGTGTTAGGGTCGGATCATTCAAAGCACTAGAACTCTGTGCGGGGGAAAGTAAGATTAGATCTCACCTGCCTGCCGATGTGCTTAACAACATTCCTAAAATGATCAAGGATGGTGACCCCAGTGAGACAGATATAGAACTGGCACACGACCTGTGGTGGAAACTGGCAGAGGTATATTATAATGATGCTATCGATTACTGGACCGCACCTAAACACTCATCAGGTATTGTTGGAATTGCTTCCCTCATCTGTCAAATCATGCTTCGTAAACTCAGCGCAGATAAAAAGTTGATTAGTTTCCGTGATGTGGTTGAAGAGTTTGTTATGCGTGAGGTCGTCTACTATAAGTTTGCTGCCCCTGGTGGCATCCCAAATTTCTACATGGAAAATCATCTTAAGAACAACCTAAAACCAAATGATGATTATTACCTAAGAGAGAAGTCATCCATCGGTAACCCATACCGTGACAAAGTTGGAGTCCAACCATGAGCAAGAACACTCACCTCGAACACCTTGAGGACGACATCTTCAATAATGGATATGCTGGTGCTGTCAATGCCATCAACTTCCTATCATCCCTTCGTGACATGCTGACCACTGGTAAAGGTGGTACACAAACAAAGGTTACTGTTAAGTGGGATGGTGCACCTGCTATCTTCTGTGGTACTGACCCTGAGGTTGGTGCATTCTTTGTAGGTACAAAGTCTGTGTTTGCTAAGGGTGAACCAAAGATCTGCTATACACATGAGGATATTGATACATGGTATGGTGATCACCCTATCAAAAGCAAACTACACAAGTGCTTGACTCACTTGTCTAAGTTGCCTATTCAGGGTGTGATTCAAGGTGACCTTCTCTATACTGAGACACCACCACTGGTTACCATGGGTGGCAAGAAGTGCTATAAGTTCCGTCCTAACACCATCACATACTGTGTAGAGAAAGCAACAGGTATGGGTGCTAAGGTTGCACGTAGCAATTTGGGTATCGTATTCCATACGAAATACAATGGAGCAACGATGGCAGACATGTCTGCTTCCTTTGGTGTTGATGTTAGTGGTCTTCAGGGTGTTGCTGATGTAGCAGTCTTCTCTGCTGAGTTCCAGAACGTCAATGGAAAGGCAAACCTTACACCAACTGAACTTGTCAAGATCAACAACAGCATCAGGATTGCAAAGCAAAACCTCCTTACAGGTAAGAACTTCCTGAATGCTATTGGTGGTGGTACTAAATCATTTGATTATGCTGCTGTGTTTAAGATCTACTTTAATGATGTGATTCGTCGTGGTGTTATTCCTAGCAGTGCACAATCCATGACAGCAGGGTTTGTTAAGTTCTTAGCAAACAGATATGACAAGGAAATCTCTAAGAAAAAGACAGAGAAATCCAAGAAAGATTGGGAGAAGAAAAAGGCAGACGCCATAAATTACCTAAATACTAACAAGAGTGTAATTTATGCATCACTTTCTGGTTTCAAAAACCTGATGAATGCTAAGGAGCAGATCATCAATCGCCTGAAACGTATTGAAGGTGTTGGTACTTTTTTAGAAGATGAAAATGGTTATCGTGTTACAAGTCCTGAAGGTTTCGTTGCCATCAAGGACGGAGGAGCGGTAAAATTAGTTGACAGACTTGAGTTCTCTCGCGCCAACTTCACTGTAGCAAAAGACTGGGGATGAAATTTAAGACGTTCTTGATGGAAGCAGCAGCATCCGCTGCCAAAGCAACCACTAAAAAGAAAACTGAACAACCACAAGACAAGCACGTTGCTATCACCTTTGGTAGGTTCAACCCACCTCATGCTGGGCATGGTAAACTGCTCGATGCTGTGAAGAATCATAGTGGCGACTCTGGCAACTATCGTATCTACCCATCACGCAGTCAGGATCATAAAAAGAATCCTCTGTCTGCACATGAGAAGGTTGGATTCATGCGTCAGATGTTCCCTGACCATGACAAGGCAATTCAAAACAATGAAGCACACAAGAATATTTTTGACATCATGCGTGACCTCAACGATGAGGGACACGAGCATGTCACCATGGTTGTTGGCGATGACCGTGTAAAAGAATTTGAAAAACTACTAAACAAATACAACGGCAATCACTACAACTTCAAAAGTATCAATATTAAATCTGCTGGTGCTCGTAAGGATGACTCTGATGATCCTATCGAGAACTTGAGTGCAAGCAAGATGCGTGATCATACATCTAAGGATGATCATGAATCATTCCATGCTGGCATGACAAAGCACATGACACCTAAGCACAGCATGGCATTGATGCAGGCAGTCAAGGCAGGTATGACACCACCTCCTAAGGCAAAGAAAGGTGCCAAAGCAAAAGCATCAACGGTTCACGAATCCGTCTGGGAGTATGCACCTAAACTGGACTTTGCATCCTTCCGTGACTGGTATATGCTTGACCACATCTTTAAGGTGGGTGCAATCGTAGAGCATGACGACACTGGTATCACTGGTAAAGTCGTACATCGTGGTCCTAACTACATCATCATGGAAGATGGTCTCGGTGGTGAACATCGTGCTTGGTTGCAGCATGTCACTGAGGTAAACGATCAATCCAACCAGTCTGCTGATGATGGCAGCGGAAATGACTGGAAAATTGGAACTGATACATATAGAATGGCGGTTCAGAACATGACTCCTGGACAAAATGTCATTAAATTCAGCGAGTTTAAGAAGAATCAAAAGTCTGTCAAGACTAAATAGTACATATTAACCGACACGTATAACCATGTCCCGTGATATTCGTATCTCAGCAGCAATGATGGGTTACTCTGCCTATGAGCAGAGACAAATCCTCAACCATGCTGAAGCAGGAACCACACCAGATAGCAAACGCCTTAGAGAAGGTGTTGAGAAAGTCCTCCCAATCCTCAATGAGGAAGAGGAAGTTGTGCTGGAAGGGTACGCTGGTTTCCCTGTAGAGAAGGAAGCAATTATGTCCAAGAAGGGCGATGACCGTAACGTCGGTCGCGTCATTCAGATGGGTGGGTCACAGATGTTGATCACTGGTCGCAGATCAGATGGTCGTTACAGTGTGATGAATAAGGATGGCGGTAAGACCGCTAAGGATCCTGCTGATCTCGGAGTCGTTACCAAGGAGTCGGTCGTTGGTATTGACGCTGAGGAGATCATCGAAGGACTGAAGCAAGCACGTAAGAACGTTGGTGCAAGCAAGTGCTGGGACGGTTACAAAGCAAAGGGCACAAAGACTAAGGGTGGCAAACAAGTCCCCAACTGTGTCAAGGAAGAAGAGGTTGAACAGGTTGAAGAAGAGAAGAAAGGTCTCTATGCCAACATCCACGCTAAACGTGCGCGTGGCGAACGTCCTGCTAGACCTGGTGAAAAAGATTATCCCGCAAAGGATGCTTTCAAGAAAGCAGCGAAAACTGCGAAGGAAGATTTTGATCTGGATTCGTTCATCAACTTTGACGACGATGAGATCGATCAACTTTCGTTTGAAGAACTTGAAATCATCTGCGAAGAAGTGTTCACGGAGTTGGAGGCAGAAGGACTCCTTAGTGAAGCACTTCAAGCGGTAGAAGGTATGACCCTCCTCAGTGAGGATTACTACGACAGTGCCGTTAAGGCATCTAAAGCAGCAAGCAAAACCCCCGCTGCTAGAGCAGGTCGTGCTAATCTTCGCAAAGAGAAGGTCAAGGCGGCAGTTAAGTCTGCTGCTGCAAAAGTCGGTGGTGCCGCTGGCACTGTCGCAGGCAAGGCAGTCAACGCTGGTGAGAAAGCCATCGGTGCTGCTAAGTCAGGTGCCAAAGCAGTTGGTTCTGCTGCCAAGAAGGCAGGGTCCGCTGTGAAGGGTGCTGGTTCCGCTGTTAAGAGTGGTGCCAAGAAAGTCGCCCGTGGTGCAGGAGAGGTTGCAGGTAGTGCTGCTGGTGGTTTTGCCGCTGGTTATGCTGCTGCACGTAACAAAGGTAAGTCCTCTAGTGGTGGTTCATCTACCAGTGGTGGTTCTAAATCCTATGGTTCCTCTTCTAGTTCCAGCTCCAGTTCCACAAGTGGTTCTTCTGCTGGTTCTGCCAAACCCCGCACTCGTTTGAGAGACCGCATTAAGTCTGGTCTTAAGAAGGCAATCGGTGGTGCTGCCCGTGCAGTGTCCCGTGGTTCTCGTAACGTTGCACGTAGAATGGGTGAATCCTATTCTTGGCGTAACGCTATGCAATACGAGGGCGTTAAAACTGGAGAATCAAATGACTCTAAATAACAAGCAACCCTCAAAAAAGAAGGGTAACGTTATCTTGAACCCTAAAAAGGAAGATCTCATGCAAGAAAAACTAGATCCCGTAGGTCGCGAAGACAGCGACATTGATAATGACGGGAAAAAGAATACAAAATCAGATCGTTATTTGCTGAACCGCCGCAAGGTACGTGGCAAGGTCATCAAGATGAGAGAGGATGCTCTTGATGAACTTCGCAAGCGTCGCACTCAGAAACCTCAAGGCGAAGGTGCAGTCGATAACACCCCAGAAGAAGTAGACGAGGCAGCATGTGCTCCTGCAAAATCTCAGGTAGACGATAAGGAAGCCAAGGAGAAGTCAAAGGAACGCATGAAGCAAAAGATGATGCAGATGACTCGTGACTTTGATGCTGCCCGCATGGGCAAGAGGGCAAAGTGAGACCGCTCTCTGAACTGTCTTCAAAATACCTTACTGACCCTAAGGCAATGAAGCGGTTAGCAAAGCAAGAAAAAGAAAACAAAGAACGTGACGCTCGCATGAAATATGGCAAGCGTTACAAAGACTTCATCAGTGACAAGGGAAAGAAGTCTGAAACAACTACTAGATCTAAGAAAGGCATCCGCGCATTACATAAAGGTAAGTGGGGATATATGAAGGATCGAAAGTTTACTCCCGACTGACGCTATATAGAGTAGAACCATTTGAGGTCGAATTATGTTAGCATTTCTACTCCCACTAGCGTCGAAGATCATTACCGATGCCGTAGCAAAGATCCCCGAGAACGAAGAACTCGGTGAGAAGTTGATCGATATTTGTCTGGTCATTCTTGGTAAAGCAGTCAAGCTGACCAAGACTGATATGGATGACAAACTCCTTGAGACTGTTAAGTCTGCTATTGCAGCACGAGAAGAATGATCCTGAGGGAGGGCAACCTCCCTTTTTTATAAATAAGTAATAGGAACAATCTTCAATCACAGGGAGAACAATGGCTGTATTTGGAAAAATTGATGCCGCAACCTTCGCAAACAATGTAGCGGTCACCAATGGTGACGCCACTGTTACTAAGAACGCTGCGGATACTGTCGTCGTAGGCGACATTCTAGAACTCGCTAGTGTTGCTTACATCGTTAAGCAGGTAACTAGCACAACTACAATCGAATTGCACAAAGCATATGCAGGTAGCACTAATGCTGCT